ATCTAAAAGTCAATCCAATTCCGTTCTTTGTAGGCACAGGATTGGTAGCTTATGGTCAAAAGACTCGTGCAAGAAATGCCAGTTCTTTAGATAGAATCAACGTGGCACGCCTTGTGGTATATCTACGCAGCCAGTTGACAAAACTAGCTCGCCCATATATCTTTGAGCCAAACGATCAAATCACTCGTGATGAAATCAAACAAGCTGTGGAAAGTCTGTTGCTGGAACTAGTGGGTCTAAGAGCTATCTATGACTTTGCAGTGGTATGCGACGAAACCAACAACACACCAAGTAGAATTGATCGCAATGAATTATATGTAGATGTTGCCATCGAGCCAACCAAGGCCGTTGAATTTATTTACATACCATTGCGTCTCAAGAACACAGGTGAGATTTAATGAATAAATACAATATCGGAGCATAAGACAATGGCAATTACATCATTAACAAACTACTCGATTAACCCATCTGGTCCTGGTTCAAATACCGGTATGTTGATGCCGAAACTAAAGTATCGCTTTCGTGTTACTTTACTGGGTTTCGGCACATCGTCTAGTACAGAACTTACCAAACAGGTCATGGACGTTAGTCGACCAAAGGTTTCCTTTGAAGAAATTCCAATCGAAATTTACAATTCCAAGATTAAAATTGCAGGCAAATACACCTGGGAAAATATTACGCTGAATCTCAGAGATGATGCCAGCAGTAGTGTTATTAAATTAGTTGGACAACAGATTCAGAAGCAGTTTGACTTTCATGAGCAGGCCAGTGCCCGCTCTGGTATTGACTACAAGTTTACCACACGTATCGAAATACTAGACGGTGGTAATGGTGCTGCTGCTCCGGGAATTCTAGAAACCTGGGAATGCTATGGTTGCTTCTTGCAAAACACTGACTACGGTGATTTGAATTACACAACCAACGAACCAGCAACAGTGGCTCTAACCATAGTTTATGACAATGCAATGCAGACTCCGGATTCAGTTGGTGTTGTTGGCATAGGCACAGCTGGCGCAGCTAGATCAGCCTCTAGTGCTCTATCAGTAGGTAGCTCAGGTATTTAATTAATACTGTAACACAAAAAAGCCTGAATAATTCAGGCTTTTTTTATGACTAAATATTTATATGACTACTAAGATTACAAGATTTTTAAATAGTATCAACAGTGGACCTAAAGGTGTGGTTGGAAATTTTCAACATGCCTCACGAATATTTGTTGACAATTATTATCGGCTGGCCCCCAGAACAAAATTTCTTTATTATGCTGTGTTTACAGGAGCAGAAAGAGAAGTCAGCCTGTTGATTAAATCTACCGATTTGCCTAAATTTAATTTTGACATAGCCAATAAGAATGTGTACAATCGTACCAAACAGGTCTATAAAAAAATAAATTATGAACCTATTAGTCTAACATTCCACGACGACAATGCTGGTCTTATGCATTCTATGTATTCGGCCTACTATGCACATTATGCCTATGACGGAGGAAACGAGCAAGGCAATCATCCCATGAGTCTGTTCAATTATTCTGGAGCATACGGAATGGGATTTGCTACCCCAACAAACTTTTTTAGAAAAATAGCATTATACACCTTAAGTAGGCAAAGATTCAACGGGTATGAACTACTGGCACCAAGAATCAAATCTTGGTCACATGGTCAAGTGGATTATTCTGCAAACGAAAGTTTAGATAACACAATGACTGTTGAGTACGAAGGTGTAAAATATCTTTCGGGTAGTGTGAACTACGGGGAACCAGATGGATTTGCTAGCCTATCGTATGACGTGGTGAAAAGTCCTAATGTATTAGGTGGTACAGTGGGACTAGGCAATGTACTCGGTGGAATAGGAGATGTAGTTGGAGGTATTGAATCTGTATTCGGTGATGTGACCAAAAAGAACATATTGAAGAATCCAGGCGGATTTATAACCACAGCAATTTCTCAAATCAATACCTACAAAAACAATGGAGGCCAATTACCCACAGTGGATGGAGTTATTGGAGAATTAAAAAATCCTGCAAATATTTTAACAGCAGCCAACACCGTCGGCGGCATTGTAGGAGCTAGTTTTCCTAAGATAGGTGCAGCATTGGGATCTATTGCAGCCACAACTGCTACTAAAAAAGTTTTACAAACACAGTCAGCCAATAACACATTCCCACAGTCATCTGGCAGTACTAACGAAAGTCCTGTAGAATTTCCATGAGCACAATTAATTTACCAGCAGTGACAAAAACAGACAGTGCTGCAAGTACAAAATTATTTTTTGATACCTACGGCCAACGACCTTTGGAATTTGGAGCCAATGAAGTTTCTGCCAGCATAAGTTTTTTTACCGGTAGAGGATTTGAAGAGGAAGCTGCTTTATCAACAGCAATGACCATACTGCGTCAGGCCAAGATAGATGGTGTTGCTGTGTTTGAAATACTGGATACCCTGAAAGACCTCAACGGCACACAACTCAGTGCAGTGGTAGCACAGATTCTCAACAAATATCGTCCTAACACATCTTCATTGGGATTTAGATCTGTGAATGTTATCAAGATAAATCAAACAAGAAATATTTTACCATAATGGCCAAATTTGCTCAAGGAAGATTCGAAATGAAAAATCCTAGCAAATATGTTGGGACCAAAACACCATTGGCAAGATCAAGTTGGGAATTTGTGTTCATGCGTATGCTAGATGAGCATCAAGGTGTAGAAAAATGGGCCAGCGAAAGCATACAGATACCTTACAGAGATCCACTCACAGGAAAATATACCATATATGTTCCTGATTTTTTTATTACCTATGTTGACAAGAACGGAGCAAAGCATGCGGAAGTTGTTGAAGTAAAACCGGCCAGTCAAACACTGTTGGCCAATGTTGGCAAGAGTGTTTATAATCAACAACAATATATAAAAAATATGGCCAAATGGGAAGCTGCTACTAAATGGTGCAAGCAGCAAGGCATCAAATTCCGTGTGGTCAACGAGGAACATATTTTTCATCAAGGTTCAAAACGCTGATAAGTATTGCTATGACAAAGAAACTTGAAGAATTGTTCAATCTAGATGACAGACAAATAAACCCTGTTCCTAAATCTATCAACGAAGAATTAGTAGAAAAAGCCACAGAAGTAAAAACACTAGATGAAAGCATCGAAGCTGTTAATCAAATAACCAAAAATTTACCGCAGATAGTTGAATTAAACGATTTAAACGATAATGAGTTAGACAATCTTGCTAGTAAAGCAGAAAAGGCCTACGACGATCTAATGGATCTAGGCATGAACGTTGAAGTTCGGTACAGTGGCCGCATATTTGAAGTAGCAAGTTCTATGATGGGCAATGCTATTACAGCAAAGGCAGCAAAGATTGATAAAAAGCTCAAAGCCATAGATCTACAACTAAAAAAATATAAAATCGATAAAGATAACAACGAAGATCCCAATGACGTGATCAATGGACAGGGTTACGTGATCACAGATCGCAACGAGCTCATCAAGAAATTAAGCGGCAAAGCATAAATACTAACATGAAACCATTTACAGAATATCTTGCTGAAAGCAAAAAAATCTATAACTTCAAAGTCAAAGTGGCTGGAGAATTGCCCGAGGCTTTTCAAGAAAACTTGAAGACAGCACTAGATCGCTGCAAGTGTATCAAGTTAGAAAAAATAAAAACTACTCCAATACAGGCATTGCCTTTGGACTTTCCTACAATGAAAAATTGTGAAGTAACTGTGTTCGAAGTGATATGTGAATACCCTATTACTGGACCAGAAATAACCAGCGATGTCAAGGCATTAGGGCTCGACGAAGCCAGTTTTCGTGTACGCGGTGGCAGTGAACCCACAGAAGCTGATCAAGTTCTGCTAGACAATGAACCATCGGGTGAGGCATTGTTGACAGATTCCACTTACAAAGAAACCACAAATTCCAAACACAAAGACTATTTTGGTGATGACTTCAACAAAGGTTTTTTGAAAGACCTTGAAAAAACTGCAAAACAACGTAAAAAAGATCAAACTGGGCCAACAGAATACAAGCTGCCCAAAGGCAAGAACGACAAGTTAGGCCTTAAAAGCGCAATGGGGAGTAAATAATGGACTTTAATCAACTGTTAGCCAAGATGAGAGACTTGGATCAACCTACCACAGAAGCCTGTGGTGATGCACCTATGCCTATGAGTATGCCGCCTACAATGGATAGCCAACCACCGCCAAGTCATCCTAGTATGAGCGTGAATCTCAATGCACAAGGTATGGACAACATTGAAAGTTTGATTAAACTAATGACCAAAGTCAATCCAGACATGATTAACCAACCATCCAAGATGATGCCAATGCCTGCTATGACTGCAATGCCATCATTAAGTCCTCCAGGACCTAGTATATCTGCCATAGGTGATCTCGGTAATCTAGATGCAGGACCATTAAAAATGCTTCCAGACCTAGACATGGACGACCCCAAAGGCCCATCTGACAGAGACAGCATGAATGATATACAAGATATGGATTCGGACGACATGGATCCGGATGATATTCCCGGAGACAATGATGATGATGGTGATCACGACATGGATGATCACGACATGGAAAAAGATGACGACAAGAAAAATGAGTATGCCAATGAGCCAGACGAACAATACAAAGACATTGACTATATGGTAAACAAACTTGCTGGTGGTATGAATGGTCCTAAAGGCACGTACCCCAAAGTAGCAGGCGGTGACAACCCTATGCAACGTGTTGAAGCTGTGGATTTAAGAACTTCTATTAGAAACGAACTACGTGATCGTTTAGCAGAAGCTAAAAGTGAAAAGTTTGACGCATTAAAGCACGTTAAAAATCCTACCAAGGGTGAGAAAGCTGCTGCCAAAGATGTCAAGCGTGGAAGCTATCCAGACCGTGCAGCAATGTTAAAGTCGGCAGAAGCTGATGGTAGATTAAAGGATTAAGGAGCTATAAATGGGATCATTTACAAGAACTAACGGACTTAACTGTACAGTAGCCACCCTGTATAATTTAAATGCTAATGCATTTTTAATCACGGTGAAAAATGCAGCAACAAGCGCAAGAGATCTAAGAGCAGAAGATGATGCTGTAGACGAAACAGTTGAAATGATTGTTAAAGAAATTAATCCTTTGATGTTTTTGGTAACTGATTCATCAGCAGGAACAATACACATTGTTACTGATCTAAGTCTTTCAGCAGCAGATATTCAAACTAGGATTAGAAACCTAGGTACAGTAGTTGGCCCTAATGATATTGACGTTACAGGAACTACTGTTACGGCAGCAACAAGTATTACTGTTGCTTAATATAACAACATAAACTCAAATAGGCTCTAAGGAGCCTATTTTTTTCAGTAAATAACAGTATGGCAAAAAGTCTCGACGGTAATTTAATTAAAAAAGCTCACGCTCGCCAACGGTACACGTTGGAGGAAGTCAAACACCTAGAAGCCTGTATGGATCCTGTTGACGGTCCATTATATTTCTGTAAAAACTTTTTAAAGATTCAACATCCTGTGCGCGGATCAATTCCGTTTGTGCCTTACGAATATCAAGAACGATTGATTCAATCATACCACAGTTATAAACAGTCTATTGGTATGCTGCCTCGTCAAATGGGCAAGACCACTTGCGCCACAGGATACTTACTATGGTATACACAGTTTGTGCCGGAAGCACAGGTGTTGATTGCAGCCCACAAGTATGAAGGTGCGCAGGATATCATGAATAGATATCGATTTGGTTATGAAAATCTTCCTGATTTTATTCGAGCTGGGGTTTATTCATATAACAGAAATACTATCGAATATGACAACGGTGCTCGTATACAGGCAGTAACCACAACAGAAAATACAGGTCGTGGTAAGTCTCTTTCATTGATCTATTGCGATGAGTTTGCATTTGTGCAACCACCAGAGAAAGCCAAAGAGTTTTGGACTGCATTATCACCCACTTTGTCTACAGGCGGTAAATGTATTATTACATCAACTCCAAACTCAGACGAAGATCAGTTTGCACTTATTTGGACAGAAGCTCAAAACCGTTTTGATGAATTTGGCAATGAAACTGAATTGGGAAAAAACGGATTTCACAGCTTTTTTGCACACTGGAATGAACACCCTGATCGCGACGAAGCATGGGCTCAAACAGAAAGAGCCAAAATAGGCGACGAAAGATTTCGTAGAGAATTTGATTGCGAATTTTTAATCTTTGATGAAACCTTGATCAATTCTGTTAAACTTGCAGAACTCAAAGGCATTGATCCCATAATGACCATGGGTCAAACACGTTGGTATAAAGAAATCGATGCTAGATGTACCTATCTAGTGTCATTGGATCCCAGCCTTGGCACTGGTGGAGACTATGCTGCCATCCAGGTGTTTGAAATGCCTAGCATGATTCAGATAGCCGAATGGCGTCATAATCTGACCCCCATCCAGACTCAGGTAAAACACCTAAGAGAAGTCTGTAAATACATTCAAGACAGAAGTACAGAACTAGGCGGTGCCAGTTCGCAGATCTACTACAGTGTAGAAAATAATACCCTGGGTGAAGCTGCATTGATTGTGATCAATAACATAGGCGAAGAAAACTTTCCTGGACTGTTTCTAAGTGAACCCATACGCAAAGGTCACGTTCGTAAATTCCGCAAGGGATTCAACACCACACACCGTACAAAAATAACCACCTGCAGTCAGCTCAAGCATATGCTAGAAACACAAAAGATGAAAATCAATAGCAAGCCTTTGATTTCTGAATTAAAAACTTTTGTAGCTCACGGAGTAGGATTTGGAGCCAAGACCGGAGAACACGACGATCTTGTGAGTGCAACATTATTGATACTGCGTATGGCCACTATTCTCAGCGACTGGGATCCTAAGATCTACGAAAAAATGACTGAAAAACTCACAGAAGATCAAATGCCAATGCCGATCTTTGTCAGCAGCGGTTATTGATAAATATAACTATGGATGCAACAAACAACATTGCCACTGATCTATTCTACAAAATCCGTAGTAGATTTTCTGGCCTAAAATTAGGCAACGACACAGGTGCTATCACTATCAATCCCGAAGAAGCAAGATTCTTTGATTTTGATTACAAAGACGGCGAAGCAGCTATCGGACACGTAAGTATCAGTCTCGCTGAGGATAATTCTATTAAAGTATATTTCTCTACAGGTATTACAGAAAGCATGGATACCTTACAGAAGGAAGGCTGGTATGGATTCTTAAAAGAATTACGATTGTTTGCCAAAAGAAGATTAATGAGTTTTGATACAAGAGACATTGCCAAAGACAATCTAGATCGTAGAGACTTTGCATTTCTAAGTCAGTACAATGCACCCAAGCAATCACAACCAAATACACCCCCCACTGTTGGAGAATCAATTATGAGCGAAAGCGCAATGTATGGCAGCAAAAACGTCAGCTTCCAAAAATTAATGGACACACGTCTAATCATCAAACACAGCAAGGCAGTCATGGACGACACTGCTCCGGGTAGTAGAACAAGAAACATTGGTGCATTGTTTGTGGAAAATCAAGACGGTGAAAGATTCAAATATCCCTTTATCCATCTAGCCGGAGCTCGTGCCATGCAACGTCACGTGGCCAATGGTGGTTTGCCATATGATGAGCTTGGAAAAAGCATTGTGGGAATGAGTGAAGAAATTGCGCAACTAAAAAGTTTTGAAAGTTATGTCGTGCGCAATGACCTAATGAATTCAATGAACAACTCCATTGTGGAACGATCATCACAGTATTTGAATGGCTTAAGAGAACAAATCAAAGCACTGGCCAAGCAAGGTCATTACGAGGCATACAAAGAAAATTTTCAGGCAATGGAACCCGTAGAGATTCCACAAGACGTAGTAGAACAGTACACAGATCAATTCACAGTAAGAAATTTTAAAGAAGATATCAAATCAGTATTTCCTGTTCTATATAGAATAATGAAAGAAAACGAAATAGGCTATGACGACATAGTCGAAATGACGCAGCCAGACGTAGTAGAAAACGAAGTTGCTCAAAATTACAACGATCCATTTGCTAGATTTGAAACTTGGGCAATGGGACTAGGCGAAGCTTCGGCTATTTCCAGCGAAGATCCAGAAGAAAAATCAGCAGCCACAAAAGAATTACAAGAGCTAGTAGGCCAAGCATTTCCAGCAGGAGTAGATGGCACCAATGCCATCGAAAGCCTAAAAGGTATAATTGAAGATTCACAATTGTTTCAGGCAATAAAAGAACAATCAAAACAAGATTCAGAAATAGACACAAGAGGTCTAGTAAAAGAATGGTTAGAACAAAATGCGCCAGATACTCTAGAACAACTAGACTTTGGAGATTTTGTTCCACCAGAAGGTGAAGCGCCGGCGACTGACCAAGGGGGTGATATAACAGCGCCAGAAGCACCACAACAAGAATCCGATGGTCCAAATAAAAGCGATGTTCCTGCTTTTATGAGAAAAGCCAAAGGTGACGATGATTGGAAAGTTAGCACCAAGGATATGGATGACGAACAAACAAAATCGCCAACCAGTTCCGCTGGGCTAGCACGTAGAAAACAAGAACTAGGTATGGGAGAAGCTGACCATGAGCCGGGTGAAAAAGATGATGAACGTTCTCCTCCGTGGGATGCAGATGATGAAAAGTCAAATTTTAAAAAACCCAACAATCCAAATCGTACAGGTCAGGATAGTGCTAGAGCATTAGCACAACGAGGCATGCAGTCTAAAATGAATGTTCAAGAACTAGCAGAATTTGTTCATACATTTTATGACCGTGATTCAGGCACATTCCCCAAAGGCCCAGAAGGCGTTGCTATTATGGTAGGCAAGAAGTTTGGTGAACAAGCAGAAATGGTTGCTCGCAAAATGGTAGAAAGAATGGCTCCACAACAGCAAGATCCGCAGATTGCAGAACTTGCTCGTATTAGAGAACTTGCAGGCTATTAAAATTTAGTATCAACCAGATCGGGCATTTAGGTGCCCTTTCTTTTTGGCTAAATTGATTGTCAACGAGTTCATAGGCTATCGCGTTATATATATGTAGGGGTAGAAATTCCTACTTAACCAAAAGGAAACTTTGAAATGAAATCAGCAATCGCAATCCTCGCTACCGTGTTCGCAGTATCAGCATTTGCACAAGCACCTGCCAAGAAAGAAGAAGCCAAGCCAGCAACACCGGTTGCAACAGCACCAGCTGCCGCAGCAAGTGCTCCAGCACCAGCTAAGGCTGAAGTTAAGAAGGAAGAGAAAAAGCCTGCAAAAAGTGACAGTGCTAAGAAAGACGCACCTAAAGCAGACGCAAAGCCAGCCGCTACTCCAGCAAAGTAAATTTGATGCAGAAGACAGTGACCTCATTATTGATGATGAGATCAAACTTGGCCGTAATCTAAAAAGCAGAGATTTTGGTAAATTAATTGACTCTAACGGAGACTTTGAATTATCAAATCATGTCAAGTTTAGATTATGGCAAGCTAGACAACTAGCATTAGCCAAGTTCAAAGAAGCCCGAGGTTAAGCCTTGGGCTTTTTTATTGGTAAGATGCAATAAAAAAAATACAGAAAATCATTGACCTTACTAAATAAAAAGCGCATAATAACATATGTGCATAAGGCATATAAACATTTTAGGCATAACATAGGAGGCATTTAAAATGGCAACATTAGCAGAAATTCGTGCGAAACTTCAAGAAGCACAATCAAAGTCCACAGGACAATCCACAGGCAGTGGAGACAACGCAATTTACCCACATTGGAATATGCAGGAAGGCAAGGAAGCGGTTATCCGTTTGCTACCCGACGGCAACTCTGCCAATACATTTTTCTGGGTAGAACGTGCAATGATCAAATTGCCTTTCGCAGGCATCAAGGGTGAAACAGATTCACGAGCCGTACAGGTACAGGTTCCTTGTGTAGAAATGTACAACGACGGTACAGCTTGTCCAATTCTTACAGAAGTTCGTGGCTGGTTTAAAGATAAAGCCCTTGAAGAAATGGGTCGCAAATACTGGAAGAAACGTTCATATATCTTTCAAGGTTTTGTGGTAGAAGATCCTATCAAGGAAGATAGAATTCCAGAGAATCCTATCCGTAGATTTATCATTGGTCCTCAAATCTATCAAATCATCCGTTCAGCATTGATGGATCCAGAGTTAGAAGAATTGCCAACTGACTATATGCGTGGAGTTGACTTCCGTATTGCTAAAACTAGCAAAGGTGGATTTGCTGACTATTCTACATCAAAGTGGAGTCGTCGTGAACGTGCTATTGCTGATGCAGACAAGGCAGCTATTGAACAATTTGGCTTGCACAATCTCAGCGATTTCTTGCCCAAGAAGCCAACAGACGTTGAGCTTAAGGTCATGAAAGAAATGTTTGAAGCGTCAGTTGACGGTGAAGCATATGATATGGATCGTTGGGGTCAATACTTCAAACCGGCTGGTATGGGGCAGGCCACAGGCGATCCCAACAAATCTGCCGCACCACGTGCCGCAGTGACTGCTCCGGCAGCAGTAGCAGTTGAAGAAGATGCTCCATGGGAAGAGCCTGCTGCACCAGCAGCAAAGCCAGCACCAGCAGCACCTGCCGGTGAAAGTGCAAGTCGTGCGCAAGATATTCTTGCAATGATTCGCAATCGTCAAAAGTAAAATCGTTTATAGAGAGTACGGGATTCCCGTACTCTCTATCCATTTAAAGAGAACAATATGGCAAAAGCATTCGACATTTCAAAATTTAGAAAGTCCATCACTAAATCTATTGAAGGTTTAAGTATTGGCTTCAACGACCCAACTGATTGGGTTAGCACAAACAACTACGCATTAAACTATCTTATCAGCGGATACTTTGATCGAGGTATTCCACTAGGTAAAGTTACTGTGTTTGCTGGCGAAAGTGGTGCAGGTAAATCATTTATCTGTTCAGGCAATCTGGTCAAGAACGCACAGGCACAAGGCATTTATCCTATCTTGATCGATACAGAAAATGCACTTGACGAAAAGTGGTTACACGCTCTTGGAGTTGACACAAGTCCGGACAAGTTGTTAAAACTCAATATGGCCATGATCGATGACGTGGCAAAGACTATTACAGAGTTTATTGCAGAATATAAAACAATGGATGAAGCAGAGCGTCCTAAGATCTTGTTTATCATAGACAGCTTGGGTATGTTGTTGACTCCCACAGACGTTAATCAGTTTCAAGCAGGTGATATGAAAGGTGATATGGGTCGTAAGCCTAAAGCATTGACAGCGCTGGTTCGTAATTGTGTCAATATGTTTGGCGCCTACAATATTGGTATGGTATGTACCAATCACACATACGCAAGTCAAGATATGTTTGACCCAGATGACAAAATTTCAGGTGGTCAAGGTTTTATCTATGCCAGCTCTATTGTGGTTGCTATGCGTAAACTAAAGTTGAAACTTGATGCAGACGGCAACAAGACTACAACTGTTCAAGGTATTCGTGCAGCCTGTAAGATTATGAAAACTCGTTACGCCAAGCCGTTTGAAAGTGTACAGGTTGAGATTCCTTATGAGACAGGTATGAGTCCATACAGTGGATTGGTTGACTTGTTTGAGGCTAAGGGGTTGCTCAAGAAAGAAGGTAACAGCCTTGTCTACACTACCAAGGACGGCGAAATTATCAAACAGTTCCGCAAGGCCTGGGAACGCAATGAGAAAGACGGCCTAGACATTGCAATGGCAGACATTTCTAAACACGGTGAAATTTCCATTTCTGAGATAACTAATACAGTTGAACCAGACTTGGAGGTCACTGAATGAAAGAAGATTTAATTGCAGATATTTGGACATTGGTACTGGAACATATTCCTGAAAAACATCGCAAAGATGTTGCAGCGGATTTTGTTAATACACTAATAGATTATGGTATCAAAGAAAGTGTACTTGAACACCTCAAAGGTGTTGACCCATATCTTGATACTGCAATTGATTATGCCATTGACGGAGAAGACATCGAGGATGAAGACAGCTACGAAGATGAGGAATAAATGAATTGGTATGATCGTGTTTCCAAAGATATTTCAAATATTCCAGATGCCGTGGCCTATTATGAAGCTGAATTAATTCAAGCAAAACAAGATGTCCGTGTAGCAGGCAACATTGAAAAAGCCTCTGCGCAGATGCCCGGCATTGTAGAAAATCGATTTAACCAACTGCAAGAAATTGAAGGTATTTTAGAATATCTCAATATCGAACTTCGTAGACTTCGTAGTCAACACTTTCGCAAGTATCTTGAAACATATCAACGTCAGTTAAGCAGTAGAGACTGTGAAAAGTTTGTCGAAGGCGAAGCTGACGTTGTAGATTTCGAAAAGATCATCAACGATTTTGCACTGCTACGCAACAAATGGTTGGGCATTATCAAGGCTCTAGACATAAAACAGTGGCAATTAAGCAATATTGTAAAACTACGTACAGCTGGACTAGAAGACGCCAGTCTTTGAACTATCTCATTATATACGCAGATAAATATCTGCATGAAAATAGTATTAGTCACAGGCGGGTTTGATCCCGTACATAGTGGGCACATTGCCTACTTTAAAGCAGCTCGTACACTGGGAGACAGTCTCATAGTAGGGCTTAACAGCGATGAATGGTTGACTCGTAAAAAGGGCAGAAGTTTTATGCCGTGGAATGAGAGATTGTGTGTGATCAACAATCTTTCGATGGTAGATGAAGTCTATACCTTTGATGACGAAGATGGATCGGCTAGGCGTTTTATCCATCAGGTCAGGGCACATTACCCAGATGCTGAACTGATATTTGCCAATGGCGGCGATCGTACTGCAAAAAACATTCCAGAGATGGATGTGGTCGATTCAAATCTCGAATTTGTGTTCGGAGTTGGAGGTGAAAACAAGGCCAACAGCAGTTCTTGGATACTGGACGAATGGCGAGCTCCTAAGACCGGTAGGGCTTGGGGATACTATCGAGTGTTGCATGAAGTTGACAATCATGTCAAACTCAAAGAACTCACCGTCAATCCCAAGACCTGCCTCAGTATGCAACGTCATCAAGACCGTGCAGAACATTGGTTTGTGGCCGAAGGTACAGCCGCAGTCTATAGCATAGATCACAGCTCAGACATGGACCTCTTAGGTGAATATACACAGCATCAACACATACATATCAATAGAACTCAATGGCATAAGTTATGCAATGAGACGGATCAACCCTTGCGAGTTATTGAAATTCAATATGGCGAAAATTGCGTAGAAGAGGATATAGAAAGAAAATGAAAAATTGGATCTTCTTAAGTAAAGACGGCCAAGATCAATACATTGCTAAACTTGCAACATCCTGTGGTGGAAAAATTGTTTCAACTGACGATTTTGTCTACAGCGATTCTTCTGAACCTATAATACTCAGAGGAATTTTAAAATATAAAATTATGAAACAATGCTGGAACGACAGCAGAAATTTCTTTTATATGGACACTGGATATTTTGGTAATGATGCAACATCAACAAATCCCAATGGATGGAAATATTGGCATCGAATAGTAAAAAATGATTTACAACACGGAGAGATTATTCCAAGACCCGACGATCGATGGAAGAAATTCAACAAGACTATTGAGCCTTGGAAAAAAGACGGAAGAAAAATCATTGTTGCAAAGCCAGACGAAAAACCTTGTAAATTTTACGGCATTGATCTCGATCAATGGACTGTTGATACCGTAAACACAATTAAAAAATACACAGACAGACCTGTAGAAGTTAGAGAACGAGCACCAAAAAGAGAAGATAGAGTATTAAGCAGGCCTTTAAAAGAAGCATTAAAAGATGATGTATTTGCACTAGTAACATACAATTCAGTGGCTGCCACAGAAGCCATAATGAATGGAATTCCAGCTTTTACTCTTGCCCCTTGCAATGCTGCAAGTCCGGTAGCCGGCCAAGATTTAACCAAAATTGATACGCCATACTACCCAGACCCGGATAAATTATATGCATGGGTCTGCCATTTCGCATCCGGGCAATTTCATAATTCGGAATTGACATCAGGCGCAGCATTAACAGCATTAACAGAATTATAATCAAGGAACCATATGAAGATTTTTGTCGGTTACGACTCAAGAGAAGACGTTGCATATCAAGTCTGTAAATTTAGCATTGAATCTAGACAGCCAGATGCAGAGGTAATTCCGTTAAAACAAAATCAACTTAGAGAAGAAGGATTATATACACGAGAACATGATGCACAAAGTTCTACTGAATTTACCTTTACAAGATTCTTAGTGTCACATCTAATGGATTATCAAGGATGGGCCTTGTTTTGTGATTGCGATTTTCTTTTTACTATTGATGTTGATGAAATTTTTAAATGTGCCAACGAAAAATATGCAGTTATGGTAGTCAAGCACGATTATACTCCTCCCGAGGGAACAAAAATGGATGGACAACTTCAGATGCCCTATCCCAGAAAAAACTGGAGTTCTTTGGTTTTGTGGAATTGCGGACACCCTTCAAACAAAAAACTACATCCGGATATTGTTAATTCACAAACTGGACAATTTTTACATAGATTTCAATGGCTGAATGACGACGAAATAGGAGAACTATCGTACTCATATAATTGGTTAGTTAATTGGTATAAAGAACCAGAAGACGGTACGCCAAAAGTAATACATTACACAGAAGGCGGGCCTTGGTTTAAGAATTACAGACATTGTGAGTATGGGTATCAGTGGGCCATTGAACATTCAGCAATGATAGAATCGTTGAAGAAGGCCCCGGAGTCTGCGTCTGGCCCGTTTGACCACATACCCAAAGATATTGAAACTGTTTTTAAAAAAATATTAAAGTATAGAGTTGACCCGTCTGGAGAAATTTATAATACTACCGTTGACAATGTAATTGAGGATATTAAAATGTTAGACAACAATGTAGCAGTAGCCGTCGACGGCGGCAGAAATCCTAATGATGGTAAGGGACTCGGCTGGGACCCATACATGGAATCTTTTATTCTTGGCTGCGGTGGCACAATTACAAATTACGACAAAATTGAAAATTCTATAACCCCAGTGGTATTTAGAGGCATCACCAAGGCCAAACATATGAAAGCCTGTGCAGAAAAAGGTAGAGATTATTATTATATAGATACTGGCTATTTTGGCAATGTAAGAAAAAAATTCTATCACAGAATTACAAAAAATGCCATGCAGAATTTAGGTCCTATTATAGAACGTCCTTTTGACAGACTTGAAGCTACCGGCTGGAAAAGAAGTAAATTTAGAACAGGCAGAAACATATTGATATGTCCGCCTAGTTCTAAAGCCATGTCGTGCTTCGGATTAGATCTAGATCAATGGATGCAAGAAACTCTTGATATCATTAAGAAACACAGCGATCGTCCTATTGTTGTTAGATTAAAAGGTAGTAGAAGAGACCGAACAGCCGGTGACACTATGGAAATGGCACTATCTAAAGATGTACACTGTCTTGTAACTTTTAATAGTATAGCCGCCACAGAAGCACTATTATTAGGAAAACCTGCAATTACACTAGGACCAAATGCTGCTCAACCATTGTGCAAACAAGACCTATCTCAAATTGAAAATCCTTATATGCCCACTGCTGATGAAGTTGAAGCCTGGGCCGCACATCTAGCATACGCACAATTTAGTGAAGCTGAAATGAGAGACGGAACTGCTTGGCATATTCTCAATGAAGATGGCAAAATTTGGATACCTCCAGTAAAAGATGACCAATGATGTTGTTGTTTACCTGAGTTCTCTAAACAAGCAGGAACCGGGAAGAAAAGTCGATACATTGACTGCATTTGCACAAGGAGCAAAAGCTGTGGGTGCAAGAGTACACGTTGAAACAAAATATGTACACAGTCCTGCCAAATTAGCAGTTATCCTAGGCTGGCCTAGCCCTATTCAACACGCTGTAAATATTAAATTTAGGCAAGAAGTAGTAAACAAACAAAAAGAACAAGGCAATCATATAATGGCCATAGATGCAAATTGTTTTAAATTTGCAGATCAAGAAAGCAGATATCTAAGATACAGCATCAACGGAGTATTTTATGATACTAGTGAATATGCCAATAAAAATTCAGACGCTGCTAGGTGGAATCAATTATCTAAAGATACTGGGTTAAGTCTAAAAGATTGGAATCAAACCGGTGAGTATATTTTTATTCTTAATTCAAC